GTGATGGTAGTGGTGCAACTGCAACAGCATATCTTGCCAACATAACACTCAGTGGTGGATCACCAACAGCATCTGCTGTCATAAGAGCAACAGTTAAAGAAGGTGAGATCAGAGCAGTACAGATAGTAAGTGGTGGTGCAGGTTATGATGAAGATAGAGTATCGGTTGTTGTTAGTGCTCCTGATACACCAGGCAGAATGGCACAACTAACTCCTACTTTTACCAATGGAACATTGACTGCTCTCAATATAGTCAATGGTGGTTCTGGATATAGGAGCGTTAAGTTAGTTGATATTACAAATGCTGGTGATAGATATACATCTGCTCCAACTGTTACATTCACATCTGCACCTGTAGGAATTTCAGGATCATTTACTGTACCTGAAACAGTTACTGGTAGTACAAGTGGTGCTACTGCTAACCTTGTAGAGTGGGATGCTAGTGAAGCTTGGGTCAAACTTAAATCCCCAACTGGAACATTTATAATAGGTGAATCTCTAGTAGGATCAGAGTCTGGAGCTACAATTGTGCTAGATAGTAGGGACGAGATGGCAACAGCAGATCCTAAATACTCTGAAAGTGTCACCTTTGAGAGTCTCGGAGATGACATCATTGACTTCAGTGAAGGCAACCCATTTGGATTATCAGGTAACTTATAATGTTAGGTGCATACACATACAATAAGATTATTAGAAAGTGCGTCATAGGATTTGGAACACTCTTCAATAATATAGAATGTAGAAAAGAAAACAAAGACGGATCAGTATATAGTAGGATGAAAGTTCCTCTAGCATATGGTCCTAGACAGAAATTTTTAGCAAGACTAGAACAACAGGCAGATCTCAACCAGAAGGTTGCGATCACAGTTCCCCGTTTATCTTTCGAGATGACGGGTATTTCATATGACAGTTCTAGAAAACTTGCTCCAACAACATTGACTGTAAAGGCAAAAGATGCTTCTTCAGTTAATAAACAATTTACACCTGTCCCCTATAATATTGATTTTGAACTTAATGTCATATCAAAAACTAATGATGAAGCATTAGAAATATTAGAACAGATTCTACCAGTATTCCAACCCTCCTATCAAATTACTATTAAGATGGTTGATGAGATGAATGAATACAGAGATATTCCTATCATATTGAATAGTATTAATTATAGTGATGACTATGAAGGATCTTTTGATGATAAGAAAATTACTCTAGTCAGTCTCAGTTTTACAGTCAAAGCATACATCTTCGGACCTGTAGGAACTCAAGGACCTATCAAGAAAGCAAAGGCAGATATCTATACTACTATGCCTTCCGACACAGCAACAAGACAAGTTGCTTATCAGGTTACACCAAGGGCACTTACAGACAAAGACAAGGATGGTACTGCAGAACTTTCAGGAGCAATCACTGCAAGAAACCTTGTAATCGAGGTTTTAGATTACAGCAACATTCCTACTCAATCTTATATTGAAGTTGGAAATGAGGTTATGTATGTTAAAGCTAAGACTTCTCCAAATAAATTACAAGTTCGTAGAGCACAGAATGGAACCAAAGCTGCACCAGCTGCTTCTGGTACTCCAATAGATCTAGTTGATGCAGCAGATGATGCATTACTAACTGGTGGTGATGATTTCGGATTTAGTGAGACTATATCATATTATGAATAACGAAGACATGTCAGGATTAGATAAAGCGTTCGAGACTGTGGAAGCAGTCTCAGCGGAGGTAACTCCTGAGAAACCACAACCTGTAAAAAAAGTGGAAGGAAAAGACGAGATACAAGATGACTATGAATACGCCCGATCCAATCTTTACTCCTTGGTGGATAAAGGACAAGAAGCTGTCAACGGTGCTCTTGATTTGGCTATGTCTTCTGATCACCCTAGAGCATACGAAGTTGCTGGACAACTCATCAAACACGTAGGTGATGTAGCAGACAAACTGATGGCACTACAGAAAGACAAGAAAAATGTCAAAGAAGAGAGTGCTAAGAAAGTGGTAACTAACAACTCATTATTTGTTGGTAGTACTGCTGATCTTCAAAAGATGCTAAAGAATGCATCTAAAAAATCAAAGGATAAATAGTCACATGGCATACCAAAGAAACGACGAAAACTGTGATCCCGTAAGTCCCCAACCAGGCAAGACTACGGTAAACCAATTCGCAGGTAATGAGGGTTGGAGTACAGTAACATACGAAAACTTCAACGCTGACTATCAAGCTCGCAATACTGATAATACTGCGAGAACACCTGGTACATACCAAGCAAGGAATACTAACAATACTGCTAGGACTCCTGCAGCGTATCAGCGTCACGATAAAGACAACAATCCAGTAACAGGATGACGACTAGAATCCCTACAATGTATGGAAGGTACTATGTTCTTACTCTCGTATGGAGAGGGAGAGAATATACTATCACTGTGTTTAGATCTAAGTTACAAAAACTTCAGAGACCACAAGCACAGAAGATAGCAGACAAGGTATATCCTGGCAGTAGGGTTATTAAGTATCATGAATCAGATCCTACAGATTCACCTGTTGTATTATCAACTGAAGGTTATAAACCTAAACCCAAAAAGAAAAAACCACCTAAAGCTGGTTCTGAAGAATTAGCAACTCCTGCAACAGACGGTGGTACTGCATCCATGAGTGCATTCAACAGTTATGGAGAGGAGACTAAAAAGAAATGTGGTAAAGGAGAATACTTCTGTAATGATGAACAGAAATGTAAACCAATACCCAAAGGTCATCATGTCATGCCAGATGGTATGTTAATGAAAGGTGAGACTCACAAAGAAGGAGCTGCTTGGACAAAGAAATCAGGTAAGAAAGAATCTGGTGGACTAAACGAGAAAGGTCGTAAGTCATACGAGAGAGAAAATCCTGGTTCTGATTTGAAAGCACCATCTAAAAAGAAAGGTAACAAGCGAAGAGCAAGTTTCTGTGCTAGAATGAAAGGTATGAAGAAGAAACTTACTTCTAAAAAGACTGCTAGAGATCCAGATAGTAGGATAAATAAATCATTGAGAGCTTGGAACTGTTAATCATGAAGACAAGAATACAAGAATTAGAATCAGAACTCCGTGTTCTAGAAGCATTTCGAGATAGTGGGCGTGCCCAGATCTTGAAATCTATGCTAGAATATGAACTAAAACAGGAGGAGTTCAGTCATGAGCGAAGTACCAGAGGATCGTTTAGATCTTGATTGGATTGATTACGAAGGAGTAATCGGTTACGATCAAATTGAAAAACAATTTACGCTTCAGATAAACAAACATCTGTATTGGTTTGATACCAAACAGGAAGCGGAGAAATATTTAGTGACACATGGCAACTGATCCATCAAATTTTTATCTTGGTAATCCCAACCTAAAAAAGGTTGGTACTGAAATACAATTTACTCAAGAGCAAATTGAGGAATACCTCAAGTGCAAAGAGGATCCTGTATATTTTGCTAAGAACTATATCAAAATTATATCTCTTGACGAAGGTATAGTTCCATTTAAGATGTGGGATTTCCAAGAAGAGTTGATTGAAAAGTTTCATGAGCATAGATTCAATATAGCAAAGTTACCTCGACAGACTGGTAAGTCAACCACATGTGTGTCTTACTTACTTCACTATGCTTTGTTCAATGACAATGTTAATATTGGTATTCTTGCCAACAAGTTATCTACTGCTAGAGACTTGCTCGGAAGATTACAATTAGCATATGAGCAATTACCTTTGTGGCTACAGCAAGGTATTGTTGTGTACAATAAAGGTAGCATGGAGTTAGAAAATGGATCTAAAATCTTGGCAGCGTCTACCTCTGCTAGTGCAGTCCGAGGTATGTCTTTCAACATTATTTTTCTGGATGAGTTTGCCTTTGTACCTAATCACATTGCTGAAGCATTCTTCAGTTCAGTATATCCTACTATCACTTCTGGTACCAAGACGAAAGTAATAATTATATCTACACCCTATGGTATGAACCACTTCTATAAGTTGTGGGTGGATGCACAAAAGAATAGAAATGGATATGCATGGACAGAAGTTCACTGGTCAAAAGTACCAGGCAGAGATGCTAAGTGGAAAGAAACCACTATAGCAAACACTTCCGAAAGACAATTCACACAAGAGTTCGAGTGTGAGTTTCTAGGATCTGTTGACACTTTAATTAGTGCTGCTAAACTTAGAACACTAGTTTACGATGACGTATTAACAACAAATGGATCTCTCGACGTATATGAAAATCCTATACCTGAGCATGATTATATTATATGTGTGGACGTATCTCGTGGTCTCGCACAGGATTACTCTGCCTTTGTGGTAATTGATATCACTCATGCACCATGGAGACTGGTAGCAAAATATAGGGATAAGGATGTAAGACCCATGCTATTTCCTAATGTGATATACAATGTTGCAACGAATTATAACAATGCTTACACTCTAATAGAAGTAAATGATATAGGAGAAGCAGTTGCTTCAAGTTTATTCTATGACATAGAATATGAGAACGTTCTCATGTGTGCTATGCGTGGTAGAGCAGGTCAAGTAGTGGGTACTGGATTCTCAGGTAACAAGACACAGATGGGTGTCAAGATGAGTAAGACTGTGAAAGCACAGGGATGCTCAAACCTTAAAACTCTTATAGAAGATGATAAGTTATTAGTGAGAGACTATAATATAGTGGCAGAATTAACAACTTTCATACAAAATAAGCAGTCATTTGAAGCAGACGAGGGATATCATGACGATTTAGTTATGTGTCTGGTTATATTCTCTTGGTTAGTTCAGCAAGAATACTTCAAAGAAATGACTGATCAAGACATCAGAAGAAAGATATATGAAGAACAAAAGAATGCTATCGAACAAGACATGGCACCTTTTGGATTCATTGATGATGGATTAGAAGACGAACGCAT